ACTAAACAAAAAAGTAAAGAAAAAAGACAAACAAAAAGCCGAAGATATTTTAGACAGAAATCCCGTATACTATATGTATAGAAATACTATCATGGCAGCAGCTTTTGGATATATGTTCTTTTCAAGCTCTGTACAAAAGTATTGGGAACAATTCAGAAAAGACAAGAATGACAAAACTGAATAATATGGTGCAGATACCAGAAAAAACTATTAGAGAAGCAGTAAAGTATATTCCTGACGATGAAGAATCAGGTATGAGAACTGTTTTGAAAGCGGCTGACGAATACAAAGCAGCCAATATGACTCCGATTTTTATATTAGACAAATATTCTATGTCGATTTATGTCGTGGCCGAAGAAACTTTCGGCAAAAAACTCCACTGAAAATAGTATTTGACTTTTCAATCTAGGTATAGTATAAATAATACCAAGAGTGGCAGTTTCATCTGTCACCAAAGGCGAAACTGACCACTTGATTTTTTCTCAATGGAGAATAATATATGAGTACAGTAACTACTACCGCTGTTGCGGAAAAGGCAGATGTCGTCGATCTCCGTGGAATGTGGATTGGGCTTGTCCTTCTAAACACATTCTATCTCATTGTCAGATTCTAGGACGTATTCATGCTTTGCTAGGGCGTGAAGGCGTAGCACTTCTAGCAGAATAAAAAATAATTGAGGGGGAGGTATTGACTTCCACCTCGAAATAACTATATAATAAAATGTATCGCCGTAAGGGGTACGAATCTAAAACTCGCTTAATAGGAGCATAAAAATGACTAATGATGTATTTTCATTCAACACAGGTAATATCGATAAGTGGTTTGTTGGCGCCGATCGCATGCTAAAGAACTTAGCTACCGCCCAAGAAACCTACGCAAAAGCAACCAACTGGCCTCCATATAATATTGTCAAGGTGGATGACAACAACTATACCATTGAACTCGCAGTGGCTGGTTTCGGTAAGCACAATCTCGACATTGAACTAGCGAACAACACTCTTGTAGTAAAGGGTGGATTTACTGTTGATGAGATCGATCCTATCGATAATCCTGTTCAATATCTATGGAAGGGAATTGCTGATCGAGTGTTTACTCGCAAGTTTACTCTTGCTGATACTGTTGAAGTGAAGAACGCTGAATATGTTAATGGTATGCTAAAGATCTTCCTAGAGAACGTTGTTCCGGAAGAAAAGAAACCAAAGAAAGTAGACATTAAATAATCTTCTAAATATGGGAGGGCTTCGGCTCTCCCTTTTCATATTAGGAGATTATTATGGCTACATTTAAAGAAGCATTTGCTGCTGCGAGAAAAGCTGGCAAAGAAACATTTATTCACGACGGTAAATTATACACCACTGATGTTGCTGTTAAAGAAGCAGATGAAACAAAGTTCGTAACAGTTACAAACACTGTTAAAGAAGCAAACGTTCCTACCGTATCTAAACTCAAGAAAAACGTCTGGCCTCTGCAATCAGAACTACGCAAGAAGTTCGGCGTTCCTGATTATGGCGGAACATTTAAGAAACACATGATTCAAGTCCAACTACCATATACTATGTGGATGGACGATATGAAGATTACTAAGACCTGGATGAATAAGATCTGCGCAGACTCTCTTGTTCGTGTTCTAACTTATGTTTGGGATGAGAATGGCAGAGACTACGATAAGATTAAAGCACAACAGCTTCATGTATTCTCTGGTACTTGGAACATCCGTAACATGCGTGGCGGACATTCTCTATCTACTCATGCTTTTGGACTTGCTATCGACATAGCAGCGCCTTATAATATGCTCGGAAAGAAACCTGGATACAACAAATACTCTTTCACAGAGAACTCTCTAATCGTCAAAGCATTTAAAGAAGAAGGTTGGGTTTGGGGAGGACCATGGTCAAGACCAGATGGTATGCATTTCCAGGCTGCTCGACTTGGGTAAATTTGACTTTTATTAAGAAACACTATATAATTAATTGCGGTATTATATAGTAGAAAGGTAGCATTATGAATTGGAGAAAACTTGCTCCTTGGGTTGTTATGGGGTTCGTAGCTGTAGCGTTGACTGTTATCATTCAGAACGATACAGCTTCGACTGCCAGAACAAGATCCAGAGAAATCAGTTTCAGCGAGTTGGTTGCTCAAGTTGATGAGAATAGAATCCACGATCTTACTATTTCAGGTAATGATGTGACTGGGCATTTCATCGACAACAGGCAGTTTAACACATATGTTCCATCAGTTTCAACATTAATGCAGAAGCTGGATGGAAAGAAAATTAATGTAATTGCCACTCCGCCACAAGAGAACAGCTTTTTTGTAAACCTGTTTATCAATCTAGCACCAATATTGCTATTCTTTGCTCTTTGGCTTTGGATCTCTCGACGTGCCGCTGGTCGTGGTGGTATGGGCGGCGGAATGGGTATGGGAAAGTCTAAAGCTAAACTCCTAGACCCAGAAGATATTAAAGTAACATTCGAGGATGTTGCTGGCGTTGATGAGGCCAAAGAAGATCTAGAAGAAGTTGTAGAATTTCTTGAAGATCCAAGTAAGTTTGAACGTCTTGGTGGTAAAATTCCAAAGGGCGTTCTTCTAGTTGGCCCTCCTGGTACTGGTAAGACATTGCTCGCTAAAGCAGTAGCTGGTGAAGCAGGCGTTCCGTTCTTCCATCTATCAGGTTCAGATTTCGTTGAAATGTTTGTTGGTGTTGGTGCATCTCGTGTACGTGACATGTTCGAACAAGCCAAGAAGAATGCACCATGCATTATCTTTATTGACGAAATTGATGCTGTTGGTCGTAATCGTAATTCAGGAATGCATGGCGGTAACGATGAACGTGATCAAACACTCAATTCACTACTTGTTGAAATGGATGGATTTAATGACAATGAAGGCATCATCATCATCGCTGCAACAAATCGTGTGGACGTACTTGATCCTGCTCTTCTTCGTCCTGGCCGTTTTGATCGACAGATTACTGTATCCAATCCAGACATTACTGGCCGTGAGAAAATACTTAAAGTACATTCTCGTAATGTTCCTTTGGGGCCAGACGTCGATCTTAAAGTAGTTGCTCGTGGCACTCCAGGATTCTCTGGCGCTGATCTAGCTAACATTGTAAACGAAGCTGCCCTACTTGCTGCTCGTCGTAGTAAGAGAATTGTTACAGCAAAAGAATTTGAAGATGCTCGTGACAAGATTCTAATGGGAGCAGAACGTCGTACTCTTGTTATGACTGATGAAGAAAAGAGAATGACGGCATATCATGAAGGTGGGCATGCCCTTGTATCTCTTAAGGTGGATGGCAATTTGCCAATTCATAAAGCAACAATCATTCCACGTGGTCGTGCTTTAGGTATGGTTCAGTCTCTACCAGAGCGTGATCAGATTTCTCAGTCTCGCAAGGAAATGATTGCTCATCTAGCAATGGCAATGGGTGGTCGTGCAGCAGAAGAACTAATCTTCGGCGACGAAAATGTTACTTCTGGTGCAGCTGCTGATATTCAGCAGGCATCAAGAATTGCTCGTGCTATGGTCACTCAGTATGGTTTCTCGACAAGACTTGGTAAAGTAGCATACACTGATCCAAACTCAGATGTATTCCACGGTCCAAAGGTTGCTGAACAAACTCAGAAGCAGATTGACGACGAAGTTAAAATGATTCTAGATGATGCGTATTATACTGCTATGTCTATTCTTAAGAAGCATAGAAAGCAGCTTGATACTCTTGCTAAAGGATTACTAGAATACGAGACATTGTCAGGTCAAGAAATTGTTGATCTATTAGATGGAAAAGTACCGCTGAGGGATTGATTCCCTCAGCTTTTTATTATATACTATATGTTTAGCATCTGTGGGTCATTTCGACCGGATAGCGTTTTATTGGAGGATATATGGCGTTTTATACGAATGTATTCATGCGTGGCAACCGCATGTATGTTAGAGGATTTGATAAAGGATTAAGGTTTACTGATGTTGTAAATTACAAGCCTTATGTTTTTATTAATAAGGCAGAAGGTAAGTACAGAACACTGGATGGCAAACCAGTCGAAAAGATGCAGTTTGATGACATCGCTGATGCGAGAGATTTCATTTCAAGATATGAAGATGTTGCCAATATGGATATCTATGGCCTGACTGCATGGCCATACCTGTATATCTTTGATACGTTTAAAGGTGACATCGATTATGATCCAAAGATTGTTAACATCGCAACAATAGATATTGAGTGTGCTGCTGATGAAGGTTTCCCAGATATTCAAAAGGCTGATAAGCCACTTACCGCAATTACTTTGCGCAGCCGTAATCGTAATTACGTATTTGGTTGCGGAGAATTTAACAGTGACGACCCAAATACATTTTACACCCAGTGCAAAGACGAATACGAACTCATCCAACAGTTTCTCCACTGTTGGGAAGGATTAGACATAGACATCATTACTGGGTGGAACATTGAGTTCTTTGATATTCCGTATATTATTAATCGTATTAAAAATCTTTTTAATGAAAAGGAAGCTAAACGTCTATCGCCATGGCGTATTCTCGACGAAAAGATTGTCCAGTTCCGAGGGAAGGAAAACCAGTCTTATAATCCTGCTGGAATATCCGTTCTTGATTATTACCAACTCTATCGTAAATTTATGTTTGGCAATCAAGAGTCATATAAACTGGACTTCATTGCTCAGGTTGAACTCGGCGAAAAGAAAATTGACTATTCGGAATATGGTAACCTTCTTGAGCTCTACAAAAATAACTACCAAAAGTTTATTGAATATAATATTCACGATACTGTTCTTGTTGATCGTCTAGATGACAAGCTGAAGTTTCTTGAACAATCAATGGCATTGGCTTACGACGCTAAAGTTAATTACCCAGACGTTATGACTACTGTTCGTCCTTGGGATATTATCATTCATAACTATCTTCTTGAGCAGGATATTGTTATCCCTCCCAACGAGAAGCAGAGTATGGAAGGCAGTCTGATTGGTGGTTTCGTTAAGGAACCGAAGTTAGGTTTGAGTAAGTGGGTTGTTTCGTTTGACTTGAACAGTCTATATCCACATCTTATTATGCAGTATAACATCAGCCCAGAGACTTTTGTAGAGCGTATTCCGATGCCATCAATCGAAAGGTTACTTGAAAAGTCTACAGATTTTGAATATAATAAGGAATGGTCTTACGCAGCGAATGGTTGTTGTTATCGAAAAGACAAGCAGGGATTCTTACCTGCTCTTATGGAGAAGATGTATAACGACCGTACCAAGTATAAGAAGTTGATGCTTGAAGCAAAGCAGCGATATGAGAAGAATCCAAACGCTGAAGATGAAAAGCTAGTTGCTCGTTATCACAATTATCAAATGGCCAAAAAGATTCAGTTGAACTCGGCTTATGGTGCTTTGGCCAATCAATGGTTCCGTTGGTTCAGTTATGATCACGCTGAAGCAATTACAATGTCAGGTCAGCTTTCTATTCGTTGGATCGAAAAGAAGATGAACCTGTTTATGAACAAACTTCTTAACAATCACAATGTAAAAGATATAGATTTTGTTATTGCTTCAGACACAGATTCTATCTACGTTGAAATGGATCATTTGGTAGCTCACCTAGATACTACTGATGAATTGAAGATTGTTGCGGCAATCGATCAATTCTGTGAGAAGAAGATTCAACCATATCTTGATGAATGTTACAAAGAACTTGCAGAATATATGAACGCTTATCAGCAGAAGATGCAAATGAAGAGGGAAACAATTGCGAACAAAGGTATTTGGCGTGGCAAGAAAATGTATATCCTCAACGCTTGGAATGTTGAGGGTGTTCAATATGCTGAACCCAAACTCAAGCTCCAGGGTATTGAGGCGGTACGTTCAAGCACTCCAAAAGCGTGTCGCGAAAACATTAAAAAGTGTCTCTCGATCATAATGAATGGAACACAACAAGAGCTTCACGACTATATTAAAAACTTCCGTGAAGAATTCTTAACTCTGCCATTCCAGGATGTTGCATTTCCACGTGGTGTTAAGGGGTTATCTAATTACAACAAGAATAAATCTATGTTGTATGACAAGGGATCACCAATCCATGTCAAAGGTTCTCTTATCTTCAATCATCTGTTGAAGAAGCACAATATTAAAAACATTCCAGCTATTCAGGATGGGGATAAAGTTAGATTCGCTTATCTAAAGGTTCCCAATCCTGTGCAAGAAGAAGTCGTTGCTGTTCCAGATGAGTTACCAAAAGAACTCCAATATCTAGATCAGTATATTGACAAAGAGAAACAATTTAACAAATCGTTCTTAGAGCCACTCAACTCTATCACAGATGTAATTGGCTGGTCTACAGAACAGAGATCTACATTAGAAGGATTTTTCGCATGACAGAACTAGACGACAACGATTTTGAGTTTGACTTTGGATTTACTTCTGAGGATGAACTGAAAGCAGGAGAATTAGAATTACAGGACCAGCTAGGATCTACACAGGTAAAGCTAGAGGGTCTACGTAAGATGATTATGCCTCTCCTATTGAATTTGAAAAAGAATCCTGACAAGGATATTATCAAATGGGCAGGAGCGGATCGTGTGAAGAATATCGATGCTTTTATTAAAAAGATGGATACTTATATTAAGAGTTGACAAATATACAAATATACGCTATACTAATATTACGATAATACGGAGAAATATATGTCATTAAAAGAGAAACTTATTAAGAACAGTACAATTGATTTGACATCTACATTAACAGATAGTAAGATTTATACCAAGAAGGATATGATTCCAACTGCAGTGCCAATGATTAACGTAGCACTGGGCGGATCTATTGATGCTGGTATTACTCCTGGCATGACGATGTTGGCTGGACCATCAAAGCACTTCAAGACTGGCTTTGCTCTGCTATTGGCTTCTGCTTATCTTAAGAAATATCCAGATGGAGTTATTTTATTCTATGATTCTGAGTTTGGTACTCCGCAGTCTTATTTTAATAAGTTTAAGATTCCACTAGACTCTGTTGTTCACACGCCAATTACTGACGTTGAAGAATTAAAGTTCGATATCATGAAACAGCTTAAAGAGATTGATCGCAATGATCAGGTCTTTATTGTTATTGATTCGATTGGTAATCTTGCTTCTAAGAAGGAAGTTGAAGATGCGTTAAATGAAAAGTCAGTTGCTGACATGTCACGTGCCAAGCAGCTAAAGTCTCTGTTCCGAATGATCACTCCTCATCTTACTTTGAAAGATATTCCCCTTGTGGCAGTCAATCATACTTACAAAGAAATTGGTATGTTCCCTAAAGATATTGTTGGTGGTGGTACTGGCGGAGTATATTCTGCAGACAATATTTGGATTCTAGGCAGACAGCAGGATAAAGATGGTAACGAAATTCAGGGGTATCATTTCGTCATTAACGTGGAGAAATCTCGTTACGTTCGTGAGAAGTCTAAAATCCCAATCACTGTTAATTATGAAGGCGGTATTAATCGTTGGAGTGGTTTGCTCGATATTGCCCTCGAAGGCGGTTATGTGGCTAAACCAAAAGTGGGTTGGTATGCCAAGGTGGATCGTACGACTGGGGAAGTGGATGGAAAGAATTTCCGAGCAGGCGATATCGTGGACAGTAAAGAATTTTGGATGAGTATCTTCCAGGAAACTGATTTTGCTGCATACATCAAGCGTAAGTATTCACTTGACACTGAAGGCAGTTTAGTTTATGATGAGGACGAAGAATGAAAGTGTATATCGGACCATATACAAGATGGATAGGGCCATATCAGATTGCTGATAAAATCCCATTCCTTAGTGAAGATACCAGACACAATATTGGTGAATGGTTATCAAACACCTGGGTAATGGATGTTTGTAATTGGATCGAACGTAGAAAGAAACGTAAGGTTAAGGTTCATATCGACAATTATGATACTTGGAATGCAGATCATACAATTGCAACCATTGTTTATCCACTACTAAAACGGTTATCAGAACACAGAATTGGTTCGCAACTAGTTGACGATGAGGATGTTCCACCACACATGCGCCATTCGGATAAAAAGGGCGAATGGGGACCAGACAACTGGGTTCATTATAAGTGGGACTGGGTTCTTAAAGAAATGACATGGACCTTTGAACAGCTTGCTCATAAAGATGAGGATGATAATTGGGAACGGTTTCTGGTTGACAAAGAATATAACGAACGTATCGATAATGGTCTAAGACTATTTGGAAAATATTACCGTGGACTTTGGGACTAAGGAGAATATATGAATATTGAACGTGTAATCCTGTCGAATCTATTGTTTAATGATAAATACAATCGAAAGGTTATTCCTTTCATTAAGAGCGAGTACTTTCAGGATTATTCAGAACGTGTTGTTTATGATTTGATTGACGATTATGTCAAAAAGTACAACTCTTTCCCTTCTCTAGAAGCGTTAGCAATAGACCTGTCTAATAAAGAGGGACTAAACGATCAGACATTTAAAATTGGTAAGGAAATTATTGCCAGTCTTGAATCTGATTCTAACACTCAACTAGATTGGCTCTTGGATCAAACCGAGAAATTCTGCCAAGATAAGGCATTATATCTTGCGATCATGAAGTCAATCCAAATTATGGATGAAAAAAATGGTTCAATCTCCAAAGGAAGTATACCATCAATTCTTACTGACGCTCTCGGCGTCTCTTTTGATACCCATATTGGTCATGATTTTCTGGATGACAGTAATGAGAGATACGAATTCTACCATCGTAAAGAGAAGAGAATTCCTTTCGATCTTGACTACTTCAACACAATCACAAACGGCGGTCTCCCTAACAAAACTCTCAACATCGCCCTTGCCGGTACTGGCGTTGGCAAGTCCCTTTTCATGTGTCACTGTGCAGCAGCCAACCTTACTAAAGGACTCAACGTCCTGTACATCACACTTGAAATGGCAGAAGAAAGAATCGCAGAACGTATCGATGCGAACCTTCTAGATACTGCTGTTGATGAGTTAGAACTACTGCCCAAGCAGACATATGATACTAAGATCAATAAGTTAAAAGAAAAGTATACTGGTAAACTTATTATCAAAGAGTATCCAACTGCTTGTGCAGGTTCTGCTAATTTCAGACATCTTCTTAATGAATTACGTATCAAGAAGAACTTTGAACCGGACGTTATCTATATTGATTATTTGAATATCTGTTTGTCATCGAGGATTAAACATGCAGCCAACGTCAATTCTTATACCCTTATCAAAGCAATCGCAGAAGAATTACGAGGGCTGGCAGTTGAGTACGACGTCCCTATCGTCTCGGCAACTCAAACAACTCGAAGCGGATATTCGAACAGCGACGTGGGACTGGAAGATACATCGGAATCCTTTGGACTCCCAGCCACAGCTGATTTTATGTTTGCCCTCATTAGCTCAGAAGAACTTGAAAGTCTCAGCCAGATCATGGTTAAACAGCTCAAGAATCGTTATTCTGATCCTGGGAGTAATCGTAGGTTTGTGCTTGGCATTGATCGCAGCAAAATGCGACTTTACGATGTGGAACAATCTGGTCAAGATGGATTGGTTGATGATCGCCCAGTGATGGATAAGGGCAAGTTCATGGAGGAAGAGAATGAACGAGGAAGACCAAAATCAAAATTCGACCGAAGCAAGTTCGAAGGATTTAAGTGATAAACAGGTCACACTAGAAATGGCAGAACATGTATGGCAGAAGGTAAAGGGATATCCGATACCTGATGCCTACTCTGAAAAGGATCGCCTTGAAATCTTTGAACGCTATTATCACCGTGCAGTTTCACAATCACAGGGGGAGTAATTGATAGTCTGTTCATGTAACTACATAGACACAGCTGATATTAAAGCTGTTCTAAACTATGCTACAGAACCAAACGAACAGCAGGTATTGAATATGCTTGCTTGGACTCCAGAGTGTTCTTATTGTAAAGACCTGATTACCAATGAAATTCGTAAATGCATCAAGGAGATGACTGATGGCCGTTAATTATAAAGTGACAGAGATTGGTGGAACCTATTGTGTGGAGGAAAAGGCGACAGGACACATTATCAAGGCGTTTGATCATAATGCAGATGCTAAAAAAATGATGAAATTTCTTAATTTAGGTGGTGGTTTTGATGGTTTTACCCCTGAATTTATGGTTCGTAAGGTCAATCCTACACTAAATAATAGTAGCAAAAATATGTTGTCCACATAGTGGAAGCGGCACGAGCCTAATTAAGAAAGGGCCACGGAATAGTCTGGAGAAAACGGTGGGGTTCCGCCAGACCATATTTGTGCTAGAAAGTTATCGGGGCGAGTCGCAAGGCTCGCCCTTTTTCGTATTATAAATATGATAAAATATTCAATTTATACGAGGCTTGTATGATTAATTTTTCTCAATTTCTTGTCGAAAGAGCCACTACTAAAAAAGGTTCTAATCCATCATTAACCTCTGTAGTTTCTCAACCACAAGAAGACGAAGGAAGTATGAATGATGATAAGGGCAAGCTAGCAGAACTTGCTCTTGCTCATCATTTGGGTAAACATCTTGTCAAAGATGGAGAAAGATATTACCCCTCTCATTTTAGACCAGAAGCCAGAATTGATAAAACTGGTAAAATGATTGGTGGTACTCCACAACAGGTAGAAGCTGGTATTGTTAACCGTCGTGGTCAACAACAATATGATTCTGTTGATAGACATTCTGATCAGACTGCTGAGGCATTAATTGAACATTTAATTAAATCTGGAAGATTGAAAAGCAGACAACATATTAAAGGAGTTCATTGGACTTCTAATGCAGACACTGAAAATAAAGCAGGAGATCACGAAAAATTAACAGGCCAAAAAGATCCAAATCAAAAAGGCGATCTTATAATTTCTGCTGACAATGGCAGAGGTGGCACAGATTTTATTCCGGTTTCTTCAAAGTATGGTAGTCAATCAGAACCAAACTATGCTGGATGGGGTTTGGATAGAATAGGCAAAGAAGCCGGAATGGGAGTTGATTCTAAAACTGGCCTTAATCCTCTCGAAAAGATGAAGCAAGAACAAGAAGCCGAACTCGAAAAAACTCTTGGTAAATATCATGGAGCAGCAGCAGGAGCAGTAACACAAGATCAAAAACATGCTCTTTTTAAGAAAGACAGAGCAGAATTAAAAAACGAAAAGAGAAGAATTTCAGCATACAATAAGTCTTTAGTAGAATATGAGAAAAAAACAGCTTCTTGGAAAAAAAGAGCGGCTGCAGCCAAATCAAAAGGAATAGCTTTCACTGAAAAAGCTCCGGCAAAGCCAAAAACACAAAACACAGAGTTGTCTGAAGGTGCACAAAGAGCGCAAACTGCTTATGATATTGGTTTGAAACATAGAAGAAGAATGGCAGATACATTAGCTGCTTCTATCAACAAAAAAGTAGCCGAAGCAGGGCATGATGGGCCAATTAGAGATTGGATTACTAAGTCAATTTCAGAACCAACTAAACTTAAAACTGTTATTGCTCACTCTCATACAGATAAGAATAATCCACACGGCGACGCTAACTCGGTCGTATACGATCAGGATGATGTTGCTCCACACGTATTAAATCAATACGAAAATCTGCAGGCACGTGTTGGGCGTGGCGAAGAAGGAGACGAAAGTGGAGATGGAGCTATTAGCGTTCATTTTTACGGTAGACATAGGGAAACTGGTGAGTGGGAAAGAGTTGCAACTCAAGATCTAAAAGCTCAAAATGGGCCATATAAAGGAACAAATGGCGCTTTTAAAATACAAAACTCTAAACATAAAGAGGAAGATAAAAGCAAAGAACCTGTACCTCAGAATCATCATGTCGCTGATTCTCAATCAGGCGAACCTGTTGAAGTTGAGCCTCATATTCCTGATACAGCAACAATTGATTCTCCTGCAGCTAGAAGAAGACAGAGATTCAGAGCATCAATGCAACAAACTGCAGCAAGTTCTGGTGGCGCTTCTACATCGCCATTCATTTCAGCGCCAAGACCAAAAATAAAAAAACCACCACCAAGTCAAAGGATTGCTCCAAATGGCTATCCGGAACATATGCATCAGGCTCATAAAGACAATTCAATCGGCGGTCATCAGGATTCAGGAATATGAGAATAGATTTCAAAACATTCTTAGCAGAACAAGAAGCTGCAACAGGTAAACCATTAAAGCATCTTCGACATATCGAAGATTATGTGATTCATCATGGTCATGATGGTGTTGCTATTGCTGACGAACATCTACGTGGTTTACACGACTTCTTGTTGGGTAAAAGAAGTAGCATTCAGGCTACGGAAAAGCATGACGGATCTCCTTCTGTAGTTTATGGAATACACCCACAGACAGGTAAGTTTTTCGTAGCATCAAAATCTGCTTTCAATAAAGAACCAAAAATCAATTATACTGATGAAGATATTGAACGTAATCATGGTCATGCTCCTGGATTAGTTGAAAAACTAAAGGCGGCTTTAAAACATTTGCCTGGAATCATGCCAAGACAAGGCGGAGTGTTCCAAGCTGATCTTATGGGAACAAAGAAAGATGCAGTCAAAAAAGGCGGCATGACTTCTCAAACCCCAAACACTCTTACAATGTCAGCGCCTTCTAATTCACCAGAAGGAAGGAATTTGACAAAAGAACTTAGCGTTGTAACTCACACACAATATAAAGGTCGTGGTGGGTTAGAAAATATGTCAGCAGAGCCTCTAGATCCTAAGACACGTGCTACGTTCAGAGAACATCCAGACGTTAATCATATTGATCCAACAATGGATCCGGATCCTTCTAACTATACTCCAGAAGAACAAAAAGCATTTCTCAATCATATGGAGAAGGCTAAAAGAGTTTATGCTTCTATGAAACCAGAGGCAATGGATGCTCTTGCTGGACATGGTGAAAATCTAGAAGCCCATATTAATAATATGATTAAAACTGGTGGAACACCATCATCTCAAGGTTATATTGATCATCTAACTGCTCGTCATTTAAAAGATTTAGAGAAAGTTAAAACTGAAGCCGCTAAACAAAAAAGAATACAGGCTCATGCGGCTGTCATTGAACATATCTCTAAAAACAGAGAACATTTTGATAAAGCATTAGAACTACATAAGCATCTTCAAAATGCTAAGAATGTGTTAGTTGGTGTTGCAAATAAAAACAATAGATATCAATTCAGTGTGGCTGGCGAACCAACAGGTTCAGAAGGAACAGCACTGTTTGATAAAAAAGGTAATGCATCAAAAGCCGTTTCAAGAACAGAATTTTCTAGATTGAATTTCTTGAAAAATGGAGTTAAGAAAAACCAAGTGGAAGCAGCAAATGCACAACTTCAGTAATTACTTCTTAGTAGAAGCAGATAAGACAACTCATGTAACAACATTCATGAGAGCCAATCCACCCACGATTGGCCATGAGCGTGTTGTTAATCATGTCATGGAGCTTGCTAATAATCTTGATGCTGGGCACAGTATTGTTCTTTCTCATTCTCATGATGGTGATAAGAATCCATTAACTGCTGAACAAAAACTAAGACATGCTAAATTAGCATTTCCTGGGGCTAATGTATCAACTTCTTCACCTGAATCGCCAAGTTTGTTACATCATGTCGCTAAACTACATGCACAGGGTGTCAGAAACCTTCATCTTGTAGTTGGTCAAGACAGAGTTGAACAGTTTCAAGAGCTCTTGAACAAATATAATGGAGTAGAAGGCGCACATCATGGATACTTTAACTTCGATAACATTAATGTTCATTCTGCTGGTGGTCGTGACCCTGACGCTGAAGGTGTAGAAGGTGTATCAGGAACCGCTCAAAGAAATCATGCAAGATTAAACAACTTTGAAGGATTCCGTGCTGGCGCTCCTAGTCGTATGAATGACGAACAGGCAGCTGCTCTTATGAATGATATTCGTAACGCCAAGCCACCAGAAAAGCCACCAAAGCCAACCAAACCAGCAGCCAAAAAAACTTCAAAACCAAAAGCAGAACCATTTAATCCAGGAACTTCTGTATTAGTTCAACATGGTTCGCATTCACAAGAACCAATAAAAGAATCTAGAAGAATTTCTTTCAGGCAGTTGATTGAAAAAAAAATCCAAATGCCTTACCAAGAAATGCTCAACAGCACGGATTATCCTGAAAACAGAGATGAGAAAGTAAATCATCTACAAAATGCTAACGATCATATTGCTAAAGGCGGCCCAGAAAAGGTTGACGCAGCATTACAAAAACAATATAAAAGTAACCCCCACGTTGAACATTTAAAACAATATTCTGAATCAAGTTTTGATCTTAATCACGCACTCCTTGATCATCATAATGAAGGCGGTGATCCAAATGAAATGCCTATGATTGCAGATTGGGATCACATCGAAGGTTTGGATAACGCTTTAAACCATAGTAAAACAAAAAAACCAATGACCGTTTTTTCTGGAGTAGGTTTTAATCCAGGAAAGATGGCCGAAAAACATCCAGAAAATAATTTATATATGCCTAGTTATACGTCTACATCAATAGATCCAAAGGTTGCTTCTACTTTTTCTAAGCCTCTTTACAAAGATTCTACTGGAGAAACTATGGATCACATGTATGATCCAGACAAAGACGAAAAAGAAGAAGGCGCTGATAATCATATATTAAGAATCAATATACCTAAAGGTCATAGCGGAGCTTATATGGGCGGTACTTCCTCTCTTCCTGAGGAAAAGGAATTCTTGTTACCAAGACAACAGACTATGAAAATACATCCAACTCCTGAAACACATGAATTTACTGATGGTTATGTAACTCACAGAATGCATATTTGGGATGCTACTCCGGTTCCAACTAAATTACCAAAACCTGTTACTGAGGAAACAGTTTCTGGCGGTTTAATGGTTCGTGGGTTTGGTGATGTTTCTGGTAATCCAGCTGTACAAGATAACCCTTTGCAACAATATATAAACACTAATGCATTGGCTAAAGATCAACAAAACGGCGCTTTGATGAAAATGATGAAAGATACTCAATTTAATTTAATAGGGTTTAAAGAATTTAATCCTCACATCGTATCTAGAGATAAAACTCTTCCTTATTACGAAGAGGATCCTAATGGTGATCCACTGTTGAGAGATAAAATAAGAAATAAGGGTAAAAATAACAACGTAACCAAAGGTTAAAATATAATGGCTACATATAATTCTGCAAATACTACATACCAGAGCGGTAATAAAACTCTTTTTGAAGTACAAATGTTAGCCACTCCTAATGGACAGGTTGTAAGTAATACGAATCCTTTACCAGTTACCCTCGGTAGCTCTAACGTTAATATTACAGCAAACGGTTCAATTAACGTAAACGTTCCAAATACTATCATTGTTAATTCTTCTCCACTAGAACCAGTTCACGTTCATATTACTGAAATTGGTAATTCTGGCCTTCTTCAAGATCTTAATATTAGTTATATGCCAATTCTTGGTAATGTTAATATTAGACACAGTAATAGTGCAAATATAACAGCTTCTGTTCCATTGCCAGTTACTGGTAATTTAATAATAAGTACGATTAGTTCCAATGTAACTGTTTCTATCAATAACTTTCCAACAACCCAGAACGTTTCTTTTGCTAATCAGTCAGTAACAATTACTGGTAATATTGCTGCTATTACTGCAAACGTTGTTGTTTCGGTAAACAATTTTCCAACAACTCAAAATTCTGTTATTTTTCATAGCAATGGCGCTAATATAACAAACTCAGTTCCATTGCCAGTTACTGCAGCTATTACTGGTACAATAACAACAACACCTGTTGTTGGAGCAGTTGATGCTTTCGGAAGAGCCAGAGTTTCAAGCCCATTAACTCTTTTTGACTCTTCTCATCGTTATCGCGATAACAATCTATGGTCTACTTCAAATACTGCTGGCGGAACTTATGTTTTTTCTAATAATGAAGGTCTTATAAATCTTAATTTAACAACAGCCAATAATGCTGAAATCATTCGCGAAACAACTAAGGTTTTCTCTTATCAACCTGGCAAATCTTTACAAATTTTACAAACATTTGTCATGCAGCCTAAGACTAATGTTCGTCAGCGTGTAGGATATTATGGCGCTAACAATGGCATTTATCTTGAGGTGGCAGATAATACAGCATATTTGGTTGAAAGGTCTTTATCATCAGGAGTAATGCAAGAAACGAGAGTAGCACAGTCTAGTTGGAATGTGGATACATTATTGGGCGCTGTTTCTCCAAATCCATCTGGTATAACTTTGGATTTAACCAAAGCACAGATTATGTTTATTGATATTGAATGGCTTGGTCTAGGTACAGTAAGATGCGGTTTCGTTATTAATGGTAACCTTATTTACTGTCATTCATTCCATCATGCTAACTTTATTACATCAACATATATGACCACGGCATCTCTTCCATTGAGATATGAAATTAAAAATACAGGCGTAACTGCAAGTAATACAACTCTAAAACAAGTATGTTCCACTGTTATTTCTGAAGGCGGATATGAACTAAGAGGTCTTCAACAAGCCATTGGCACAGTTATTGGGGCGCCAAGAGATTTAACAACTGTTAATACATATTATCCAGTTGTCTCAATTAGATTGAAGGCTTCTCCTGATAGACTTGATGCTATTGTTATTCTTACTGCTTTATCGATACTAGGAATAACCAACAATGCTAATTATAATTGGAGAGTAGTAGCTTCTGGTACAACTACAGGCGGAACATGGACTACTGCAGGAGATGATTCTGCTGTTGAATATAATATAACAGGAACCAGTTTTGCGGGCGGTAGAATTTTGGCTTCCGGATGGACCACTGGTTCTAATCAGGGTTCAAGTCCTGTTGATATTTTAAAAGAAGCACTATTTAAGTTTCAGCTGGAAAGAAATGGTCTAACTTCTAGTCCTTATGAGTTAACAGTAGTTGCTGCAGCAGACACTGGCGGCGCAGATATATACGCTTCTATGGATTGGGAAGAAATATCAAGATAATATCTTTTATAAATAGAACGTCAGTGCGATAAGGCTATGGGCAGACTCGCATATATAGGAAAACCCAAGGGAAACTCCGATGAAAAAATACTCTACTTTTGGAACTCAGCTAGGCGAGTCTGTCCAACTCACTGACAAAGCCAAACTTTCTCTATACAAAAAATCCTCAAATTCAGGCATCTCCACGGATATACTAGAAGAAGTGTATCGTAGAGGTTATTCAATCTGGAACGAAGCCTTTGGCGGAACTCCGGATTCATTTGCATTTGACCGAGTAAATTCATTCATTGCAGGAGGTTTCGCTGTGGAACTAGACGAAGATTTAAAAAAGGCATGCTGGAAAGGCTATGAAGCCGTTGGTATGAAGATGAAAAACGGTAAAAAAGTTCCAAACTGCGTCCCTGTAAAAGAAGAAGATGCTGAAAAGCATTCAAAAGATTTTAGAAAACCAGCATCAAGATTCGATGGATCTGATGAATTGGTAGCTGTTTACAAAAAAGAAACTCCTGGTCAGCTTATCAAGCGTGTTGTAAGAGAATACCTTGAAGAAGGCGATGTTATTCATACTAAGTTTGCTGTAAAAAATTTACAGAAGCGTGGCATCGAAGGTCCGCATAAAGCTGGCGCTCAAGATTTGATGCGTAACTGGGCTAAACATCCATTTGATTGGGAAGCCGACGATAAAGTTTCTTATCATGGAACAACTGCACGTATTCATAAAGATGGAAAGCACATAGACGTAGACGCTGGTGCACATGGAATAGATCCTGATATTAAAACAAAAATAATTAGAAAACAGGCTGCAAAGAAAACTGGCAACGTTGTAAAGATCAAAGAAGCTGCTGTGCATGCAACAACTGCTCCTGCTCCAACTGCTGCAGCTACTGCTCCTACTAGACTTGGCGGACCTAGAACTGCTCCAACCTATCAGGCAAGCACCATTGGTAATCAAGGATTAAATCAGCCTGCTCCTAATACATTTAGCGCAAAATCGGGCGTAAATCCAAGAGGTCTAAGATCAATGACCTCTGGTCAAACTCAAGCAACAGCAAAGACACTAACACCACAGCGTGTTTCTGCCAATCAGCCAGCACCAAAGACAGCTTCTGCCCCAGCATCCGCTCCAAAGCCATCAGCCAGTTTCGGTTCTTCATCAAGACCAACTACTGTTAGTGCAACATCAGGAGGCGTTGAAAAAAGTGGTGGTTACAAGCTATCATCAGGAATGAGTGATGCTGGTAAAGCTAAAGTAAAACCAACAGCACCAGTTCAAATTCCTGCAGGTGCTGGCAAAGCAGTAAACGTTCTTAGTAAAGTAGCTAAGTTTGCTGGACCAGTTGGTGCAGCTGTTGGATTAGTTGCTGACGCCAAGCCATTGAACAAGGGCGAGGACGAATTTGCTCGTCAGAAGTCACTAGGAATTACTAAGCCAAACGTAACTCCTGGCATGGGAAGCACAAAAAATATTGAACCTGTAAAGGGCGGAGCAATCACAACCAAGGCTCCTGACTATTACAAGGGTAAGGTTGGCGATTACACCGTAAAGGCTGGAGATACACTATCTGGTATTGCAGCAAAAACAGGTCAGTCAGTTGCAGATCTAGCAAGTAAGAACAAGTTTGACAGCGAAAATAAAATTGCTGCAGGCGCTAAATTATTCACAGGAGATGTACCAACAGCTCCAAAAAGACCAGAAACTGAATCAGGCGGGAAGAAAAAGTAATGATTGGCAAAATTGAACCAGTTGACGCACTTAAAGTAGCACTAGCAGACACTTACGTATTTGCTGTTAAAGCTCAACACTATCATTGGAATGTGACAGGTCCACATTTTTCTGACTATCATGCTTTCTTCGGAGCATTGTATGCAGAATTAAATCCTGCTATAGACTTAATCGCTGAATCAATCAGAACATTTGATGCGTTTTCTCCAGGTTCTATGAAAAGATTTCTAGAACTAACAACTATTGAAGAAGCAAACAATATTCCTGATGGTCTAGTTATGATCAGCAAACTTGCTGCTGACAACGAAAGAGTTATTGCTTCTCTTACATCAGCATATGAATTGTGCGAAAAACATAAACATTATGCTGTATCAAACATGTTACAAGATCGTCTAACTGCTCATCAGAAGCACGGTTGGATGTTAAGATCATTCATAAAGGCATAAGAGATGAAAAGTTTAGAACACATCATCAGAGATATTCGCGAAGGCGTTGGTAGCGACGCTGTGACCAAGTTTGCAGCTGCAGCTCATGATGAATGGAGAAAAGGCTTTGACCCTGATGGTTCAGGAAAAGAAAGAATAAAGCAGAATAGTGATGGAACTTCAGGTAATATTAATGTTCCATTCAATCAGCTACATCCNGACTGGCAGAAAGAAAACCTAGAAGCAGGTAAAGCGGCTATGGTTGCTATCAGAAAAAATCCAAATAACATGGAAGGCGCTGCTGAGCACGTTCATAATGAATGGATGAAAAGAAACCCAAAAGCTGATTGGAATGCTTCTCAACATGTTCCTTATTCAGATCTTCCTGAACCTGAAAAAGAAAAAGATAGAGTTCACGTCAGAAAAATGGCTTCAATTCTAGGCAAACCTATTTCAGAACAAACAGTTTGCCTAGAACATTCTATTCGTAAAGTTATGACAAAAAGATACGAATCTTCATTTGGCGCCAAAGATAGCAAGCCAGTCGAAGAAGGTATAGGTATTATTGGTACTGACAAATATCAAGGTAATGAGTTCAAGTCAATAAGAACTGCAACTCCGCATATTAAGCCACCAGCTGGAGAAGGAAGTCATTCACAGGCTCCAGAAAATGCTTCGCGTCAGAGAAACATTGCTAAGGAAAAGGCTGGTATTAACAGAGTTACTGAAGACGAACAAATTGATGAAGCTCCAACAATGCCTTTTATGCCAAAACTACAAATGGCACCAAAAGTTCAAAAGCCATCATTGCCATTTAAAGAGCCACCAGCGAAGATAGAACTTCCTCCCGTTGGTAAGCCACCAGCAGCAGCGCCAAAGACAGAAGTTCCAGCTAAAGTAGAAACACCACCTGTCAAGGCTCCACCAAAGACAGAAACTCCTGCTAAAGTTGAGACGCCATCAAAGGTAGAACCTAAAACAGAAACTCCGTCGAAGGTTGAACCAAAAACAGAAACGCCTTCTAAAGTAGAACAAAAACCAGAAGTTAAACCTGAGTTGAAGCCAGAAGGCAAACCAGAAGAAAAGGTTGAACCAAAACCAGAAGTTAAGCCTGAAGAAAAATTACCTGGAGATGTTCCTCCAAACAAAGATCGTAAAGGAGCAGCATTGGGACTAGCAAGCGGCAGTCACAACAACGCTCTAGATGTTATGCTAAGATTGTTTAACCCTAAGAACGTTCATAAGGCAAAAGCTCATCACCAGCATCGTCAGATGAAAGAAGATACAGAATCTCGCGAGAAGATTGAGAACATGCCACGTAAGGGCGATCGTAAGTCAATTGAATATGTTGGTAGAAAAGACGCTGACCCTAAGTCAACAAAAGAAAAGACTTCAAGATTAGCAACTATCAAGAATGTTATTGATGAAGCTAAGAAAAGCCAAGGCGTTAAACAAATCAAAACAGAATATGGTAAAACAAAAGCATACGATTATGGTGAAGATCTTTTGATTATTAATCCGGATCAAGCAAGAGTAAATCTTGACGTCGATAACGGCGAAAAGACTGCAAAAGATTACGATAATAAATAATAGAAATTTCTAAGAGGAAATAACATGTCAGACGAAATCAAATCAATTCAGGAAGCTCTTGCCGAAGTTCAACGTAATGTCATGGAGAGATCAATCAGCCCAATGCCTCACAAGGGCGAAGATTTAGTTGGAAAAAACAAGAAAGCTCCAGAAGCTCCAAAAACAATAGAAGGTAAGGCTTCTTCGTCTTCTACTAAGTCAACTGCTGGTACTATGAAAGCTCTTGGTGGTCTATCAACTTTGGGTTCGAGAGCGCTTGGTGGTGTTGGTATCGGCGGCTCCCTTTCCGGCGCTCTAGGATATGCTGCAACAGAAACTGATACAGGAAGAAAAGTTGGTAAATGGATCGGCGATAATGTTCCTGGCGCTAAAACAGGTGCAGAATATATGCGAAAGGCTGGTGAAGCTATTGGCGTTAGAGAACCAAGTCAAGCAAAGCCTGCATCTACACCAGCAACTCCAGCAGATTCTACACCAAAATCATCAACTGCATCTACACCAGTTAAGTTACCTGACATTGATGTTCCTGGTAAAAAGGAAGCTCCATCAAAGAAAGAAGCTCCTTCTTCTTTCGGCGCTGCATTTGCTGCTGCCCGTAAAGCTGCTGAAGCTAAAGGCGCCAAGACAACTGGCCAGTTTGAATGGAAAGGTAAAAAGTACCAGACAAACATTCAAGGTTCCGGAACTGCTAAAAAGCCAGAAGAAAAATACGTTTCTATGGGCAAGCAGACTAAGGTTGATATTGGTGCACCAAAAACTACAACCACAGCTGCTTCTTCAACTCCAGAAACACCAAAGACTCCAGAAACACCAAAGCAGTCTACAACAGTTACTCCACCAAAAGAAGATACTGGTGTGGCTGCAAGAAGAGATATCCGTCAAGGTTCGCAAGATGTTGTTGGCGCTGGACTAGATGTTATTGCTGGTAGATCGGGCGCTGGCAGCAGATTTACTTCCGGAGCATCTCAATTCGCATCAGGTATGGGCCAAGCTGCTTCTCATGCTAAAGATGTTATTCAGGGCACTGCTGGATCAATTTCAGATCGCCTAGGTAAAAACGCTCAACCAGAATACGAATCAGGAAAGAAAAAGAAAATGTCAGAAGATACAGTAAATGAAATGTCAGCATTTGATCGTGCATTTTCTCAGAACATGAGATCAAAGGGCGAAGGAAAAACATTCAAGTGGCATGGTAAAGATATTCTACTGAAGTATGCTGATAATAAGCCAAAACCAGCTGCCCCAAAAGCAGATGTTCCTCTTCCACCAAGAAGACCAGCCGATCTTGATAAACCAACTAGCGATATTCGCGATGGTCGCCCAATGTCTGGCATTTCACCAGCACCAACATCTGGTGGTATCTCACCAGCACCAACTACACCAAAAGCTCCGGAATCTACTGGTACATTGCATAAATTGCCACTAGATACTAGCAAGTCAATGAACTCAACAATTTCAAAGGGACCACTAGATACTAGCACCCCAAGCAATTCAAAACAAACTAATCTAGAATACGAATCCGGAGGAAAGAAAAAGAAAATGTCAGAAGAAACAAACCCACTAATCGCAGCCTTCTTAAAGCTGCAGGATGAAAATCCATCAAACATGTTCGAAGCTGCTAAGAAAGCTAAGAAGGACTATGATAAGGATGGTAAGGTTGAGTCGCCAAAAGACGAAGTTTGGGGTTCACGTTTTGCTGCAGCCAAAAAGGCTGGCAAGATGGAAGAAGCTAACATGGATCCAGTCGTAACTGGTTCTTCTTCAGTAACAAAAGATCCTAAGAAGTATGTTGATCCATCAACACCAAAAGTTCCTTATTCAGAACTTCCAAAGCCAGGTAATGCTGCTGGCGATGTTCTTTCAAAGGCAAAGAATGCTCTTGATAAAACAGGCGTTAAGGAAGAAGTTCATACAAATCCAAATCCACAAACAAAAAAACCTTATACTGCTCCAGAAACATCAGTAAAACAGCCAAAGTGGAAAATTAATAAAAAAGATCAATACAAAATGAATGAAGAAGAAGTTGAACAGATTGATGAAATTGGCGATACAAAAGCTGGACAGAAAGCTCTTAAGAGTTATGTTAAGAAAGCTGATCGTTCAGCAGATAAAAGCGCAAATATTATGTTTAATCCATCAAACCCTACATATCGTGCCGCTGAAAAAGGTAAGCCTGGTGCTGAAGAAAAATATTCTGCAGCAAGCATATCATACCATAACCGTCTAAAGGGAATGGAAGCTGCTAAAAAGCGTATTAAAGAAGAGGAAGAAGTTGAAGAAATTAATTTCTCTCAGGCAGAAATCGACCATATTAACTCTTTTTTTCTTGAAGCCTCTGTAGCACCAAATAGACCTGAAGTCGCTACTGGGGCAGATTCTACTTCAGACAAGATGTCACAGAACGATGTTACTGGGACAGCTGAAAGTGGTAAGAAAATAGAAGAAAAGCTAACTGACGAAGCGAAAGCTAAAGTTAGAACAGCTCTTTCAGACAAGATGAAGAAATCATCTGCACCTGCACGTGCTTTGATTAAGTTGGCTAAGTCAAACCCAGCCAATGTTAAAGAAGAAGTTGAGCTTGACGAAGCAAAAAAGAAATTACAGTCATTTGAAAAAATGATGAATACGGCTATTGAAAAAAGAAAAAGTAATCCTCAAAAACATGAGATTATTGCACCAGTGACCGATCGTTCAAAAACAATTCGTTACACTGGTGATGCAGAAAGATTAGGTCTTCGTAAGGAAGAAGTCGAGCTTGAAGAAGGTCGTCCAAAGAAGAACCCAGAACCTGAAACAACTGAACGTGATCCACGTAAGCATATTCAGGTAGAGGCAGGACGTGCTGCTGCTGGTAATGTTGTTGACTTCCATCACAATGATGGTACAACTTCAAAGATTACACCAGGTATGGGTAGAAGAATTACTTCTCACCTTAACGGTCTAAAGCCAGCTGATCGTCAGGCAGCTGTTAATAAAATGCATGATAGTGCTGAAGGGCTAAAGGTCTAATGGCCATTAAAGCTAAGAATATTATTATTGGGGGAGAAAACAAATCTCCCCCACAAAAAGAAGAAAAGGTAATTGTCAAACCTGAACCAATCACGTTCAAGGAAATTGTGAGAGAATTACCGGTAATAGAAAATAAAACAGAAGATAAGCCACATTATCATGAAATACATGACGGAGATCTTCATAAAATGATTAACAAAAAGTCGTCATATCTTACTGATATGATTAATTTAGACAAGTAATAAATATAATTAAATTCTTTAGGAGGATAACAAATGCCATTATGGGGTAATCAAGACGCTGCTTCTAACTCAACTATCTTTGCGCCAACAAGCGTAAAGCTAGCACCAAACAGCGCAAACAGAGATAATCTATTCGACAACACAACTGCTGACGCTTTCATTACAGGTGTTACTGTTGGTCAGTTTGGTGTTGACGGCAACGAAGTTGCCGCAAATCCTGGTATTGCTCACACTGGTTGGGTTCTTCGCACAGAAGGATCCGGAGGACGTGCCGGTCGTGTAATGACAGAAGTTCTAGTTGCTGGTGGTATCGGTTCAGATGCATCTGACGACACTCCAATGCCAGATGCTAAGTTGACTATTGCTACACAGCCAGCTAACACTTCAGCTAATTCGTCTAACAACCAGACTGCAACATTCAGCGTTGTAGCAAGTGTTGCTCCTGGATCAGCTACACCAACTTACCTATGGTACTACTCAACAAACGGTGGTACAAGCTACTCAACTACTGCTGCAGTTTCTGGCTTCTCAAACCAGACAACAGCAACACTTTCAGCAGCTGCCAATACAATTCCAAACAACACTTTGGTAAAGGCAGTCGTTTCTGTAACAGGTGGAGCAAGCGTAAATACATCCGCTGCAAAACTTACAGTAACAAGCTAATAGGTGATGTATGGCAGACAATAGCAAGAAATCTTCACAATTACCAACTGCTGCTAATGTGGCCAACACAGACAGGGTCTTAGTCCTCCGAGACCCTTCTGGCAATCCATCTTTACGAACAGTTGATGTAAGCGTTTTATATGCTAATCTGCTAATTTCAAATAGTGTACCAGCAACAGCCACATCAAATGGTATTGCTGGTACAATTCGCCATGATTCTTCTTATATCTATGTCTGTGTAGCAAATAACACATGGAAAAGAGCTCAAATTACTACCTGGTAATGCAAGAAAAATTGACTGACAAGAATTTTTTATTATATTGTGCTTCTCATTATGATAATGCTCGATACGCTTCTACTGAAGAGTTTGTCGAGGATATTAATAGAATCAAATATTTAAAAAAATTGATTACCAGATATGTTGAATATGATGATCTAAAAGAAAGATTGATACTCAATCATATAATAGTATTAAATAATTGTTTTGGTCCGGAAGTTCTTTCTAGAATATTATATTTAAAGATGAAAGAACAGATGAGATATATTAAGCCTTTTTTGATTTTACTTGAGATATTACCAGAAAAAATATATAATGTCGGCGAAGAAAAAATAATAGAAACTGATCTAATAGAAATGGATCTTAATATAGTTGCAAAGTTAAGGAAAGTATAATGTTATCTCCTGTCAAACAATTAGAAATGTTTGCTAAATTTGCAGCTAAAGAAATTGGATTGGGTAAACTACCTAAAATCCATTTCGTTGGTAAATCAGAAGATGCTAAATCAGCCTTTGGTCATTCTATTGGTGATAAAATATATGTGAGAATTACAGATCGCCATCCTGGTGACGTAATGAGAACTCTAGCTCATGAATTGATACACTTTAAACAGACTATCGCTGGTAAAAAAGGTCAACAATTCAGAGAAGACGAAGCCAACGCCATAGCAGGAAGAATCATGAGAAAATTTAATACAACCTATCCAGAAGTTTTCAAATCAAAGTCAATACCATCGAACATCGCCGAGACAGATTCGCTGATTCATGCTAACGCTATGGGTCATTCTAGTTCTGTTCGTGGTTCTGGAGCTATCGATATGATTGATCCTTTGATGACAGCTGTCAAGAAAAAGAAACTAAGAGATGTTATAGGGCATAAAGCTCTTTCTTTGAGAGATGAACTCAAGAAAGAAAGAGGCGAATAATGGACGAGAAAACTTGTAATAATTTAGAAATGAAGCAAACCAAATTAGAAGATGCTATTTCTAAGTTAACAGACATCTCAGCAGATCTTAATAAAATGATAGCAGTGCACGAACTACGCCTTTCGCAGCAAGAAAAAATCACAGATAGTCTAGAGATTATTCTAGAAAAAAGAAGAGACGAATTCGACGAGCGCGAGGAAAAAATTTACGACACAATTGAAAAAGAAGATAAAAGAATTAGTGATAAGATAGACCAGTCTTTTGATAAATTTTCTAAAAAATTGGCCGACCTAGAGAGAATGATGTGGATCTATGGTGGTGGCTTTGCTCTTGCAGCATTCATAATTGCGAATTGGGGTGATGTAGCAAAACTCCTACTAAAAAATTAACTTTGACTTTTTTGTAAATACCAGTATAATCATATGTGAGGTCATAATGAGGATATTTGATGGATTGGTTAGCACACAAGTATATTGGTATTGTTTCTGCTCGACTAGAGAAGTTCAAGCGTAAAGGTTCGAACCTCTACAACTTTCGTTGCCCTATCTGTGGCGACTCAGAATCCAATAAAAATAAAGCACGAGGATACATCTACCAGAAAGAAGGTAAGATGATGTTCCATTGTCACAACTGTGGAGCAACAATGGGCATCCCGAACTTCATTAAGATGTTAGATGTCAACCTATATAATGAGTATCAGCTAGAGAAATTGGCTGATAGAAAAACCCCAGAACAAGACGACTACGAGAAATTCGTCGAAAAGATGAAGCCGCCTGTCTTTATGAAATCTGGACCACTAAAGGGATTGAAGAAAGTTTCGCAGCTTTCTCCTGATCATCCTATCAAGAAGTTTGTCGTCGAAAGAAAGATTCCCAATGTATATCATGCCAAGCTATTTGCATGTCCTAATTTTATGCATTTTACTAATAATTTGGTACCCAACAAGTTTTCAGCTGAGTCTTTGGCTAAAGATGAGACAAGGCTTCTTATACCTTTTCTCGATAGTAATAAAGCTGTTCATGCCTATCAAGGAAGAACCTTGGGATCTTCAGGACTTAAATATATTACAATTGTTCTTAATGAATCAGTACCTAAACTTTATGGGTTGGACACTTGTGACCGTAGTCGAATTATACCTGTCGTTGAGGGTCCGATTGACAGTATGTTTGTTCCTAATAGCATTGCTACTGCTGGAGGTGATCTCATTAGTGCAGTCCAAACCTTTGATCGATCTAGACTTACCATCGTCTACGATAACGAGCCTCGATCAAGAGAGACAGTAAAAAAACTTGACAAAGCCATTATGAACGGGTATAATGTTTGCATATGGCCAGAAACTTTGGAACATAAAGACATCAACGATATGGTTCTAGCAGGATTGTCTCCTGAGTTTATTGAACACATCATTAAAACAAACACATATAAAGATTTGGCCGCTAAACTGGCCTTACAGAAATGGAGTAAAGTATGATCGTTCGTAAGAAGCCTGTTGAAGTTGAAGCTCATAAACTGACACAAGATAATGCCGGTATTCTGGCTGATTGGTGTAAGGGATTGCTTGTTAAGCGAGCAGATAACTTCGAAGCATCTATTCAGATTATGACTCTTGAAGGCGTAATGACTGCACGACAGGGCGATTATATTATTAAGGGTGTTGCTGGAGAGTTTTATCCATGCGCACCTGCTATCTTTGAAAAAACTTATGAGGTTATCGAGAAATGAGAGCATGGGATATGTTAAGAGAACAATTTAAACCAGACGATAAAGGTCGGTTTAAAACTCTACATGCAATGGAAATAGCCAAACAATTGGAACAAGAAGTCGTTCGTCTCAGTAAATATAAAGCAATGGTATTGTTTATTGCTAATGATTATCATGAACTGTCACACGACAAGGCACAATGGCAACGTGATGATTGGAAGAAGCGTTGTAAGAAACTGATAGAGGAAGATAACAAATGAACGAAATTGCTGAAAACCTAAATAGATGCGTAGGCCACGGAGTACCAGTCCCGCCTACTCTAACACTGTTTAGGAGTGCCAGCATGTCTATTTATAAGTCCGATCGAGACAGAAAATATCGCCGTATATACGAAAATCATTACGGTCCAATCCCAAAAGACACCAACGGTAGATCATACGATATACACCATATAGATGGTAATCGTAGAAATAACGACCCAGCTAATCTCATAGCGTTATCAGTTGACGAGCACTATAAAATACATTACAATCAACACGATTGGGGTGCATGTCATCGTTTAGCCATACGACTAAAATACTCTTCAGAAGAGATCTCCGAACTTGCTAAGAAAGCAGTTACGAAGCAGATAGAAGATGGTAAAAACGTATTGGTTGGTCCAGAAAATAATAGAAAAATGATAGAAGATGGAACGCATCCGTTATTAGGTGGAGAAGCATCAAGAAAAGGTGTATTATCTCAACTAAAGAATGGAACCCATGCTTGTCAAACTGTAAAAGATTGTGAAATATGCGGTAAACCCATAAAAGGCGCAGCGAATTATCAGAGACACCTAAATTATTGTAGAAAGAGAGAAATGATATGTCAGTGAAGGTAGTAGCAATAACACAACCGCTAATTGTAGCGTATAAAGATCAAGCGAATAAAGATGTTTATATGACTGCAGAAGAATTTATCGCTTATGCTGCTCGTGTTAGCAATCCTTCTAATCAGATGAATAATGAAACTTCTGGTAAGTTGCTTCAGTATTGTATCAATAATAAACATTGGTCTGTATTCGAACAAGTCTTTCTTACTTTAGAGATCACAACTACAAGAGATATTGGCAGACAGATTCTTCGACACCGTTCATTCACTTTTCAAGAGTTCTCGCAAAGATATGCAGACCCTACGCAAGATATGAATTTTGTTACAAGGGAAGCAAGACTACAAGATCATAAAAACCGTCAGAATAGTATTGAAGTTGATGATGAAGATTTGTCGATTCGATGGGATGCCCGACAGAAAGACGTAATTGAATATACGAAAAATGCATATCAGTGGGCTATTGATAGAGGCATTGCCAAAGAACAATGCAGATCAGTATTACCAGAAGGACTCATTGAAACTAAAATGTATATGAGTGGTTCTTTGAGGTCGTTTATCCACTGGATCGATATTAGAGCCGAAGCAGGCACACAGAAAGAACACCGCCTGGTGGCTGAATCTGCCAAAGAAGAAATACTAAAACATTTCCCGTCATTAAATGAGTATTGGTATCCAGAAGGCGGATTAACTGGTTATGATGAATTTGCTTTCAAACAACAACTATTAGGGAAGGAATTTGAGAAAGTTCTTTACGATAATCTAGATGATTTGTATGTGACAGATGAAAAACCTAAGTCATGGTGGTGGAGGTTTTGGTCATGAGTAAAATAGTTCTCGTTGAAACCGTTTCTATGTTCCGGCATATATACGCTGTAGAACTTGAAGATAACCAACCAGCAGATTATGCTGTAGAAGATGTTATGTATTTTACTACTGGCGGAGAAACAGAATTTGACGAAGTAGCACAAGAACATGTTGGCGAAAACATCTTATCACACCGTGTAGTAACTGAAGAAGAATACTTAGAACTTTTTGATCAACATAATCCATATGCCGCTCCTATGTGGACAGTTGATCAGAAGAAGAGATATATATACAAGGCTAAGCAATGCGAAAGCGAGATTCCAAAAGAAGATGGAAAGCAAGACTGAGACTGGGAAAGCAAATACCAATTTGGGTTATGATGAAGTATCGAGTATATCCTCCGCCCAATGAAAAACTCAAAGAAATTTATAATATATATAGAGAAACCGTTATGTTCAAAGAGGCAAATAAATGACAGACTTTACAGTTTACCAGCAGTATATTCACAAGAGCCGTTACGCAAGATTCCTTCCTGAAAAGAACCGTCGAGAACATTGGAATGAAACTGTTCAACGTTACGTTGATTACATGTTCGAGAAGGTTAATATCAACGACGATAAACTAAAGAAGGAAGTTTACGACGCTATCTATAATCTTGAAGTAATGCCTTCAATGAGAGCTCTTATGACTGCTGGTAAGGCTCTTGATCGTGATAATGTTGCTGGTTATAACTGTTCATACCTACCAATTGACGATCCTAAAGCATTCGATGAAGCAATGTGTATTCTTATGAATGGCACTGGTGTTGGCTTCTCTGTCGAACGTCAGTATGTAAATAAACTACCGGAAATTCCAGATCAGCTTTATGATTGCGACACTGTCATTACAGTTCGTGATTCTAAGGAAGGTTGGGCCAAGGGATTGCGTATGCTTATCTCCTTGCTTTATGCTGGCGAAGTTCCAAAGTGGGATCTATCTAATCTACGTCCTGCTGGTGCACCACTAAAGGTGTTTGGTGGTCGTTCTTCTGGACCAGAACCATTGAATGATCTATTCAAGTTTGTTATTCGTATTTT